ATCAGACGAATGATGCGGTTTCAATCACCATGGCATCAGAGTCACAGAACACATCTGATGACATAAGGATAGCCATGTACAAGTATCTTAAGATATTCTATGACAAGTGGATACCGACGAATGATTTTGCCACATGGAGGATTGAGGAGTTCTTTGGCAATGACTATGAGAAGAGCAAGGGTCATAATTTCTTCTTCATCGACTCATATTACAACAAGATTGGGCATCTTCCGCTTAATGTAAGGTATATAAAGGACAAGATTGAGCAATCGTTCGGTTCCAACAACTTTGTCACCAACTTCATGACGTTCCTGAATGACGTATATTCAAAGCATAACTGCAATGTGTTGTTCGTGCAGAGCTTCGTTGACATGACCGACCCTGACAAGATGAAGAGCATGTTCACTCCTCTTCCGTTCAATTCGATTAACGGAATCAAGAAGTTTCCTGACTTCGTGGTCTTGTACCCCTATGAGGCTGACAGCCATGCGAATCTTGCTGATTCCTCTTTCAAGTCAACCTCGTTCATGCTCAACGACGATGAAGAGACGCCAATGCCAATCAGGGAGAGGAAGTTTCCTGAGAATGACCAGAAGAAAAATGCGGAGGCATACAACGGTTTCAGGGTTCCTGCATTCGGTGTGTCATATGGAAGCCAGTACCAGAGCTACTTCAAGAATATCAACGTAGGAATGGAGAACCCTATGGTTACTGAGCAGGCACTCAAGGCAAAGTATGCAATAATCGACCCGAGGTCAAATGAGTCAAGGGCCAGGGTTAGTTCTGTCGGGCAGGACCTGTTTGACGTATATTCAAACACCTCATATACCTGTGAGGTGGAGATGATGGGATGTGCATGGGTACAGCCCCTGATGTACTTTGTCCTTCTGAACATTCCAATGTTCAGGGGCTCTTACCTCATACAGAAGGTTACACATGATATGGCACCTGGAACGATGACTACCAGAATCACCGGAGTCAGGATGGCAAGGGTGTCGAACACAATTGTGAAGAAGCCTTATAACGGAAGCACTGAGGTTAGCAAGATTGCCTCGATGAGGAGGAACTTTGAAATCGAGCATGCATCTGTTGACAATGACTGCCGATATGAGGAATTCCCTGTAGGAGCGGTTGCTGGACAGGACATGACTGGAGTTCTTGATGTGAAGCTTGGAAATGACCCATTATATAATAAAGGCAAATCTAATATTGGCCCTAAACAGTCTCAGCTTGAGCAAGTTACGCTTGGCGAGGCATTGTCAAGGCTTATAATCCATGAGGATGCATATATCATTGGAAACGGATGCAGAACAACATCTGAAATTGACCGTTTATCTGTGGCATGTGAGGCGTTGACTTTATATAACCGTTATTGCAAAGGCTCAAATCACAATGTGTTTACAGTTTCTGAGTGGGGAGCCTGGGATGACATTACGATGGACGAAGCAAATGTCAATGAAGTCAAGGGCATATTATATGATGTCTGGAAGAATCCGTTGAATGTTCTTAACTATAGTGGCCTGGCAGGGAAAACAGGAAAAGGTCAGCCAGCAACATGCAAATATAATGCAGATACCGTGAAAGAAAAAGTTAAAAAACTTTGCGAAGTATCAGAATATTCTGAAATAACGCCACAAAAGCTTGCAAGTGTGTGGTTTGCTGGCAATCCGACAGATTATTCTAGTAACACTGTAAAATTCGGTAATGACGAAAAAGACAAGTATTATAGGAACATCTTGTTCTTAGAGAATGGTACAATTTATGCTGGTAAAAATCCTTTAGTGCAATGTTGGAACGCTTCTGTTGAACAGAAGGAAAAGGCTGCAAATTCACTTCCGTCAGACCTGTACAATGCCATCAACAAGTCTGCGCAGTCAAGTCCTGCAAGCAGGGGAGATTATAAGGGTACAATAGTTAATGCCAAGAAGATGATTACCATTACCAAGAATGGTAGCACGGGAAGTCTAGGACATGTGTTTGACATCATCCTAAACACCCCGAACTACTTCAGGCATGTCGAAGAACTCACATGGGTGGTGGAGTCTGTAAATAATCCTGACCCGCTAAAAATTATCGTCAAGACTCAGCTTAACTCAAGTACGCATCAGGTAACAATACAGGAGAAGAACGGAAACTATATTGGAGACATTAGCAATTTGAAACTTAATGAAATATTTGCAAAGGCCATGGTAAAGAAATGCGGAGGAAATCCGTTGACGGTAGCAAATTCAGAGAGGATATTCCCATTCATTAAGATGGCAAAGAATAGCCAAAATGAATATATAAAGAGTCAGTTCGACAAGTTTAAGATTGAGAAATGTAACGAGCTAGTCGACAAGGCAATAACCAGATGTAATATTGAAGAGAATACAGGTGGCGGAACACCGTTAAATGGAAAAAGGCTGGAACAGTTCTTCAATGAATTTGTTTATGTTGGAAAGCAAAGTTTCAAAAAAGTTGGCAGCGGTTCTGCTGGAACGATGTTGACTAATAAGGAATCATATGGTTCTTGTGCTCAGGCTGTAAGGTCTGCTTTAAATTATGGTTTTGGTAAGAATGAAATAAAAGATATTTTAAGTGGTCCTGTTAAACCACCAGCAGGTGATACAAGTGCATGGAACTATGGTTCATCTTTAATGGAGGCTGGCTTTGTATGTGTTGGCCAAGATACTACGAATAAAGAAAGCATATCCGTATCATATTCTGGCAGACAATATGGAGATGTTATCATTTTCGATTCTTATCAGAATCATCCGCATGGTCACGCAGCAATATGGATAGGACACTGGCAGTGTGATTACAATGCTTCTATCATTTCAACGAATGATAAGCCAAATCGCATGGGTCTTGACAATTCAAAAAAAGATACAGTCAGATATACGATTTATCGCTATCCGAACATTGTTTAGTCAAATATTTTGATATTTCGGAAAACTTCCATATATTTGCGGAAACTCAATTCAATATGGATGTGATTCTCGGCTATGTTGTTTCAGAGCGCAAGCTAAGGGGGCTGAGGTGGTTTGTAAGACAGGTCACTTCAGTCTCCGATGTCATGCATGGCGTACCATATATTGTCGTTGGCTATTCAGAGGCCAAGAGTCAGGATGGATTCAGGTCTGTGCTTGACAAGAGTCTTGGTGATGGAAGGTTCTGGACTTTCAGACCGACAGAGAAGAGGTCTGCATATGAGGATGACATGAATGCATTCTATTCATATATCATAAACATTGCCGTATCTGAAGTAAGGTATGTATATGCCTCTCCTTTCAGATTGTCTTTCGGAAAGCTCAGAAAAATGCTCAGGATTTTGCAAACGGGTCATTCCAATTGTATTTATTTAAGCGACGGGATGCTGTATGCATACTATGGCGAAGGATATGTGATAGGAATGTCGTTTGACGACCTTGAATATGCCGGTATCGGCCATGACAGGGTTATCGAGCTAATCAAAATGAATGACAAGAACGTCATCATTGACGACGCTGACAAGACTGTTTCATCGCTGCTTGGCGTCCTTGGTACTAGGAAGTATGCTGTTCCGTCCATCGTCAAAACAAAAGCTAGGCATGGATAAGAAAAAGGGGGTTCTCATAGGTACATTCGTAAAACGGGACAAGATTTTGTCATTCCTCGAAAGGCTGAGGAATGAATTCCACATTCCCATATCAAGGGCATATGTATATACGGTAGACGGAAACCTTTATGAATATCTTGTTACATTCAAGACACTTGACAAGAAAAACTACCTTTCGAGCATTGAAGGGGCTACGGTGATGCATGTGAAGAACAGGTGCATATTCTCGATAAATGCTCTTAACCTCCTCATAGAAAGCCTGAATACCGACGGTGAAATAGATAACTCTAGCTACAAGATTGACTGGGGAGAATATGCGGACAAGCTGATTATATCCAAGTCAGGGAAGTGCTCAGTATCACATATTTCGAAGATTGAGGACAAGTGTCAGCTTCTTGACTAGAAAAAAATGCTCAGAAACAAGTATTTATCCTATATAGAGTGAATGACATGACACGTTTTTACATAAAAAGGAGACAGGACCTCAAGCCTAGCAGGCCTATGACATACGTAAGACAGGAGACTGTCACGGAAAAGCCTGTATCAGCGTCCGTTGAAAATAAGAAGAAAATAAATGAAGTTATGACTACTCAGGAGAAGATAGAATTGGCTAGCCAGGTACTTGGCACCGAGAAGAAGGTCAGGAAAATAAAGGCTGACAAGGGTCTTATCGAGAGAGCTGAAAGCGCAACCACAATCTTGACTGCCGACAATAAGGAACTTTTGAACGACTGAACTTGAATCATGAAGAACGTCAAATATCTAAAGGAACATAATCTTTACAAGGCACATGAGCATTTCATGCGTCTTGCCGAGGCATATCCAAGCCTTCCAGAGGAGAGCCTCTATGAGGACGACCCGATGGACGGGGATGACAACGGAGGAATGCAAGGAGGAGACATGTCTGACCAGGGTGAAGGAATGGACTCTATGGGAGGAGACCAATCAGGAATGGGAGGAGGAAACGATGCCATGGGAATGGATGCCGCAGGAGGCGGACAGGACATGGGAGGAATGCCAGGTGCAGACGGTGCTCAGGCTGATGTCGGCTCAATGCCACCTGCAGGAGGAGGTATGGATGACATGCCCGATATTGGCGGAGACGAAGATGAGGACAATGGTGAGGACAACGGTGAGACGATTGACATTAACGGTCTTACCAAAGCTGAGGAAAGGCTGAACGTCAAGCAGAACCAGCTCGGAAGGGACATGGCAAAGATTGACGGAAGGATTGAGAAGCTCATGCGTGCCCTTGACAGCTTCCAGAGCGCTGTTGACAACAACAACAAGGAGCTCGAGGACCTGAGGGCTGAGTTTGAGAAGAGGAATCCGACTGAGACAGAACGTCTGAACCTTCGTTCTCTTGACTCATATCCTTTCAACATCAAGCCTACCGATTACTGGAAGGACAAGGCTGCAAGGGGCGGATATGAGGCATATGCGGACAATTCGGAGCCTACGACGAAGGAATATGTCATCACGAACAACGACGTTGACGATGTTGATGACAATATCCTTAACACGTTCTTTACTCCGGATGAGGATGATATCCAGACTTTCGAGAAGATTTTCAAGCTTTGACGTTCAAGTTCCATATTTAAGCCCGGGCGATGCCACTTTTGAAAAATTTTGGCAAAGACCGGGCATTTTTTCTTGTTTTTTTAAGAAAATTAACATATATTTGCTTTGTAATAGCAAAGATAATAAAACCACATATTTTAATAAAGAAAAAAAGTAACAGTTTATGGAAAACAAGAATTTTGGCGCAGACATTGATGTGCAAGCTGTTTTAGCTCAGTATGAGATGGAAAGGGTTACTTCTGCAAAGAAGCAAAAGACACAGTTTGACGCAAAGAATTATCTGAGCGCTAGGCTTGGGCCGAACGAAAAGTCCAAGTCACTTACCATCAGGCTTTTGCCGTTTTCTAAGAATGGAGGCACTTGCTTCCATAAGGTTATGATGCATACGGTAAGGGTCAACCCGGAGGTTTCACAAAGTGGATGGAAGAGTTTTGTATGCCCGATTCTTAATGAGCTTGACTCAGAAGAGAAGTTCGGGGATGCCTGTCCTTTCTGTGAGACCAGTGCAAAGGCCAAGGAGATGAGGTTCTCCGCTAAAGATGAGGCATCTAGAAAGAAGTACGGAGACATTGAGTTCATGACCAAACCCAAGGAAATGTGGATTGTGAGATGCATAGAGAGGGGTCATGAGGATGACGGTGTTAAGTTCTGGATGTTCACGAATACTTCCAAGATTCTGGATGAGATTGACACGCTTACGAAGCACAGGATTGAGAGTGCTGCGAAAAGGGGCGAGAATTACAATCCTCTCAGTATCAGGGACGGAATGGACCTTATCGTCACACTCACAAGGGGAGACGGAGGAAAGACAAACGTCCATGTCATGGATGACAATCCTCATTCAGCCCTCAGTGACGACGAGAACCAGATTGCAGAATGGGTGAACGACTCAAAGGAATGGACGGATGTATATACTGTCAAACCATATGAGTACATGGCCATCATAGCAAGCGGCGGAGTTCCTGTCTTCGACAAGGAGACTAAGAAATACGTTGACAAGACTGAGCTCAAGAAGGCCCAGGAGGAGAAGAAGGAGAAAGAGGTCAGGGAGAACATTGCAGCGTCTTCTGACAGCATGGACAAGTTCATGTCCGTTAAGCCTCAGACTCCAAGGCAGGTTATTGACGACGACATTCCATTCTAAGCTATGAGGAGCAGATTGTACTTCTACTACGGATGCATGTCCAGCTCAAAGACGCTGAGACTGCTTACCATGGCACACGGTTTTGAGGAGAAGGGTATGGATACCGTTCTCTTCAAGCCGGCCAAGGACACAAGGGACGGCGAGGACGTAATACGCTCAAGAGTCGGCATAGAGAAGCCTTGTGTCGTTATCGATGACGATACGGACTTGTTCAAGGCTATCGGAGACTACTATGAATATCTCTCAGAACAAGGAAGGAAGCTTAGGTGGGTCATGATTGACGAGTGCCAGTTCCTTGAGGAAAGACAGATAGACGAACTTGCAAGGGTAGTTGACGAACTTGGCGTCAATGTCATGTGCTTCGGGTTGAGGACGGATTTCAGGACAAGGCTTTTCCCTGCATCCAAGAGACTGTTCGAGATTGCAGACAAGATTGAGGAAATCGGCACTTACTGTGAATGCGGTGAATCCAAGGCAATCGTCAATGCACGCATCGGTGAGGACGGTAAGTTTGAGACGGAAGGCTCACAGGTTCTTGTTGGAGGAGACGACAGGTATGTTTCCGTCTGCAGGAAATGCTGGAAGGAAAGACTGAGTGACAAATAATATTCGACAACTAAATTTAATGGCATTATGAAACAGCCAATCAAGAAAAAGGAATTCAAGAGGCCTGACATCAGGTCAATCAAGGAATCGCTTGGATTTAACAGCGTAAAGTCTAACAAGGTCATCACGAATGCCGACAAGCCTCAGGAATTCATCCCGATGCCTAATGCATTTGTCGAAGCTACGAAGCTTCCTGGAATACCTATGGGTGTCACGACAATCATCCACGGGCATAGCAACACGGGAAAGTCGCTTCTGAAGAACTGCCTGATTGCATCGGCGCAGAGACAGGGAATACTCCCGGTCATATTCGAGACGGAGAACAACTTCTCATTCAAGTTCGCAATCGACTGCGGAATGATGGCTACGCCGGTATATGGGGACGTGGAGGTCGAGGACATAGACCCTGAGACCGGTGAGATTACGACCCATATGGAGAACAGGATTATAGACTACGAGGGAGACTTCCTCTATTATGACAGTGAGGCCATTGCTGCAGCATGTGGTAATATGGACTATGCACAGGGTAAGGAAGTGTCGAAGACAAGGTCAATACCCGTCATCGAGGATATTGCAAGGATGATGAACATGATTCTCGACAGCCAGGAAAGCGGTGACATACAGCAGCCACTGCTGTTCATATGGGATTCAATCGGCTCCATCCCTTCATTCCGCTCACTGACAAGCAAGGCCAACAATCCAATGTGGGATGCATATGCCCTTAAGAACTCTTTCGAGATTATCCTTAACCAGAGGATACCGCTGTCAAAGAAGGTCACCAATCCGTATACAAACACATTCGTGGCGGTCAACAAGGTATGGGTTGACAGCATGAGCGCTCCGATGGCAGCCCCTTCCATTGAGCTGAAGGGAGGAAAGGGAATACTCTATGCAAGCAGGCTTACGATACTTCTTGGAGGAGTTGTGAAGGCCGCAACAAAGGCCCTCAAGGCAGTAAGCAAGGGTGAAACTTATACCTATGGCATCGAGACAAAGATTAAGGTGATAAAGAACCAGCTCGACGCACCATACAACATCACGTATGAGGGAAAGTTCACTTGTGTCAACAACGGCATGATTTCAGAGAGCGAGCTTGACGAATACAAGAAGAAAAGCATTCCTCAGATTCTCGGACAGCTCAAGGCTCAGATTAAGGACAAGGGCAAGAAAGTGGATGAGATTACAGAGTCTGACGTACAGTTCATAGAAGAAGAGACTGACGAATGACATATATTTTACAGCACCCGACATTAATCCGGGTGCTGTTTTATTTTAATTTGTGATAAAAAATGTTAATTTATTTGGCTATAAACGACAAAAGCATTATCTTTGCCGCAGAATTCAATTAAATATGACTATAGAACAAAAGGCGAAAGCCGACTGAAAGAATTATATGGGAAAAGGAAAGCCAAGACACAATCCAAACAAGCCTGCCAATAAGAGATGCAAGCATTGCCCAGGATACGAAACGATGGGCGACAAATGCTGGTGTGTTGCTCATCCAGAAATTGACGGAAAGAAACTGAAATGCGGTGGCAATCGCCACAATTGCGTGAAAGTGGATTATCAGAAACAATCTATATTAAAATAAATTTATCAATTAAATTATGGAACCAATTATTGTATCAAAAGAGAAATGCATGACCTGCCTATATGGTTGCATAGGCGGATGTGACATGTACGACGAGCTTAGCAAGCCCGCCGACGGTGAGAAATGCTACAACTATGACGAAGCCGACGAGGACGCGCTGGAAGAGGCCAAGCGAATGATTTCCGGCGACATCACCATAGACGATTGCATCGGATGGCTTCTGGCTCAGGCTGAGAACGTTCAACCAGACTCACCGGCTGCAAAAACGGCAAGAACGACCGTCAACTTCCTGCGCTCACTCCAACAGAAGAACGAGGGTATATCCCTCATGAAAGGTTGGTTTGAGCATATTGCTCAAATTGCTGATGATAGGAAAACTCTTACCGGAGACGTAATGGAAGATTCCTATGCTCTCGATGAAATTAAAAGCATCGCAAAGAATAGCGTATATTACATCGAGCATCATGCTCAAACGAAATAAGTATATTATCAACTACCAACGAGCTAAAAACTCGTGGGCTTCCTTAATCGCTTAGTTATGAGATACATTGACTCAGAAAAACTAACAAAAATTATCGAAGAGAGAAAGGCTCAACAAGACCAGTGGGTGAATAGCTATCACGACCCCATTAACCAGGGAATTTCCGATGAACTTGCTGAAATACTTTCTATTATCGGCTCTCTACAGAATGAGCAGCCTGAGTATGGATATTTAAGTACCATGTACATCGACGGGAAAAAAGCAAGATGGAACGTTGGTGATACCATCGCCTACTATTTGTGTACATCAGACGAAGAAGGCGAAATAAATCTTGGTAAGATTACAAAGGTTGAGTTCAACAATGATGAAGGATGGGTATACACATTCGAAGATGAAAGTATGTGGGCTGAAGAAGATTTATACAAAGAAAGGGCTTATCAAATAATTAAAAATGGAAAATAATTTAATGACTCTCGACGGCCTAATTGACCGGCTACAGGAAATTCGCACGTACATCGGTCACGACTGTCCAGTAAATGTTCAAGTCGACAGGGGAAATAGCTATTCCAACGGTCGAATAAACATTGTTGCATCAGATTATAGGAACGGCTCGGATTCCGTTTTAGTCCAAATTGATTATGAGTCTTTAAAATGGCACAAAAAATGAGACAATAAATTTCAATTTGGAAGTCCAAGATATGGGCCAAGGTTTTTGAAGACCTTGGCCCATTGCTATTTATATGTATAGCAATTTTAGTTTATTATGGAACTTTCATCAGATGTAAAACACCTTTTCAACCTTGTCCGTGTACAGCTTGGTGCTCCTGTCAGGAGAATCGAGCTCGATGACGACCAGCTGTGCGCCTTACTCGAAGTATCTATCGGGGACTATGCGGAGAAGGTACAGAACTGGGTGCTCATGTGCAACTGGCTAAATATACAGAACAAGGACAGGATAAGCTTTACAAGCGCATCAGACTATGCATATGCCATGACCGTACGCTCATTCGAATGGTCAAGGCAGTACAGCGAGTGGTTCAGCAGGGAGGTTGGACTGCAGCAGAGGGGCTCCTATGAGCTAAAGAAGGACTTCTTCCAAGTTGAGAGGGGAAAACAAGTATATGTCATACCGAAGGGAAGGGAGATAAACAAGGTCATGTATGTGACACCGTCAACAACAAAGGCGGCACTGTATGGCTCATACGGAAGCTTTGACATGGGATTCGCAGGAGGCTTCGGACAGTTCGGTAATATGAACAATGCCATGGGACTGACAGGATTCTACGTCGGAACAGCATACGACACAGCACTCATTGCCGCTGACCTTAGGTACAAGAACTCACTCCTTAGGGGAGACCTGGCATACAAGGTAACTGCAGGACCGGACGGTACACACCTCGTACACCTCCTTTCAACACCAGGCTCAGCAAATATGATTGGAGGACTCGCTGCTGATGATAACTGGGGTTGGAACAAGTTCGCAAGTTGTTACGTGTGGTATACTTACTACGACCTGGAAAACGCTGATTCTGAGGATGTTGACAAATGCTTGAATGAGCATCGTGATGACATTATAATTACTCCAGACCAGGTTCCGATGGAAGAGATGCGTTATGACCTCATGAATGTTCCTACGCAGAACATTGTCCGTAAGCTTCTGACTGCAAATGCAAAGATTACCATTGGAAACATCCGTGGCATGTACAGTGGCAAGGTGATGATACCTAATGCTGAGCTGACTCTTGACTATAATATGTTGCTTGAGCAGGGAAAGAGCGAGAAGGAGGCTGCTCTTAGCGACTTGAAGGAGCGTTTTGATAGTATGACACCTTGGAAGCTCATGGAGAATCAGGCCAATATGAGTGACCAGATGATGAAGGTGCTTCAGAACAAGCCTCTCGGAATGTATGTAAGGTAAAAAAAGTATAGTTTTACTTGTTTTTTACATTTTTTTTAGATACATTTGTATCTAGATGGAAAAGATTACCACTGAGCTCTTCAGACAAAGGGCATATGACAAGTTCGGGGACAAGTTCGACCTTTCTGATGTTGAATATGTCAATAAGAGGACAAGGATTTCAGTCACTTGTCCTCTTCATGGTGTATTTGAGATATTTCCTCTTAATTTCTTGAGGTCAAAGTGCGGATGCCCTTCATGCTCTCATAAGAGTGCAGCTGCTGTGCGTGGTGAGAAGTCTAGGATGACCACTGAGGAGTTCATTGAGAAGGCAAGTAAGGTTCACGGTGGCAGATATGACTATTCAAAGGTTGAGTATGTAAATAATCATACGAAAGTTTGCATAAAATGCCCTGTTCACGGTGAGTTCTGGCAGCTTCCGTCAAATCATCTCCAAGGCATGGGATGCAGGAAGTGTGGCAGGGAAAGCACAATGGAGTCCACTGATGTGCTGACGTCCAAATTCATCGAGAAGGCAATTGCTGTGCATGGAGACAAGTATGACTATTCAAATGTTAAGTACAAGAATGCACACACAGACGTCTGTATAAGTTGTCCGAAACACGGTGAGTTCTTTCAGAGTCCCCATAATCACTTACGTGGCCATGGATGTCCTTTCTGTGCCAACAAGTACAAGACAACTGGCGATTTTGTCACCATGGCTAGAAAAGTACATGGAGACAAGTATGACTATTCCAATGTTGAGTATGTGAATTCACAAGACAAGGTAGAGATAAAATGTCCTAGGCATGGTTCTTTCTTACAGGCTCCGTTCAATCACATGCAGGGGCACGGATGCCCGAAATGTAATGTTCTTACGTCCAAGTGGGAGAATGAGATATATGAGTTCATAGGTAGCTTGGGTATTGAGTGTGAACATTCTGACAGGAAGATTCTTGAAGGACATGAGATTGACATACTGATTCCATCTTACGGAATTGGCATTGAGTGTGATGGTTTGTACTGGCATAATGATTCCATTAAGGGTAAGTACTATCACCTTTCAAAGACAAATACATGCCATGAAGCCGGTATTAGGCTTGTTCATATATTTGAGGATGAGTGGTTCTTTAAGGGAGATATTGTCAGGAGCATGCTAAGGAATATGTTAGGTAAAACCGAGCATAGGATTTTTGCCAGGAAATGTGATGTAATATATGTTGATGCAAGCGAAAGAAGGAAGTTCCTTGATGACAATCACATACAGGGCAATGCCCAGAGCAAAATTGACATTGGGTTGTATTATGAAGGAGAGCTTGTGTCATTGATGACATTTGGTAAGCCAAGGATTAATGTTGGCGGTAGGAATTCCAAATATGAGTATGAGCTCGTGAGGTTTGCGAACAAGAAGGATACATTGGTTATCGGAGGTGCTAGCAAGCTGTTCAAGTGGTTTTTAGACAAGTATAAGCCGAAAGGCGTCATATCTTATTCTGACAAGCGCTGGTCTGTAGGCAAGCTTTATGATGTTCTTGGATTTAGGCATGACCATGATTCTCCTCCAAATTATTTTTACGTCGACGGAATGAGGAGGCTTAACAGGTTCGGATTCAGGAAGAGTGTCCTTGTGAAAGAAGGATTCGATGCGGATAAGAGCGAGTCTGAGATTATGGCTGAAAGGGGATTCAAGAGGATATATGACTGCGGCACGATGGTATGGATATATAAAGAAGGGCAGTCTTGATTGACTGCCCTTGATGGTTTAAGGTTATTCTGTGACTATTGTCCATCCGTCAGGAACTGCATTATCGCTAACCTCGGACCATTGTGCTTGTGCATTCTTGACAAAGGTTCCTCCTCGTGGGACGCTTGAAACCCAGTAGCTTGTGTATGAAGAGCCTGGCGCAGTTGTGAACATGGCCTTTATGTAGTTGAGGGATGTGCATCCTCCAAACATGCTAGAATAGCAGTTTGAGACAAGTGTCGTTGCCGGGAGCTCGGGTGCTCTTTGCATTGAGGTGCAATTATAGAACATCTGCTGGTAGCAACCGGATGCCAATGTTTGTGCTGGCAATGATAAAGTGACTGAAGTTAGCGCGCTGCATTCGCTAAACATTGTGTTGTAGCAATCATTTGCCAATGAAGTTGCCGGAAGGTCTGGCATGTTTTCAAGTTTTTCACACTTGTAGAACATTTGCTTGCAGCAGCTGTATCCTAACAGTGTTCCCATTTCAAAGACGATTTTGCTTGTCTTCAGGTTTTTACAGCCGTTAAACATATTGAAGCAGCCTTGCTGCCCAATCTCAGTTATTGTGAGAGATGGAGTCTCAGTCAATGAAATACAAGAGCTGAACATACTTTCACAGCAATTGTCCGGTAAAATCTGTGCCGACATGGTGCTTGGCGGTGTGGTTAGCCCGCTACAGTTGAGAAACATATTGTAATATGAACCTCTATCAAGTGTGGTAGCTGGCAGTGACGGGGCGACTGTGAGTTTGTAGCATGAAGCAAACATTCTGCAATAGGCATAACTTGCTACTGTCATGGCTGGCAGTTCAGGAGCGCTCTCCAAGTTTGTGCATAGTGCAAACATGTCCATATAGCATGACGGTCCAAGGCTACTTGCACTTAATACTGGTGGTGTTACGATGGATGAGCATTGATAGAACATTTTGTAGCATGCAGATTGGGACATTGTTGTTGCCCTTATGTCAGATATTTCAGTCAAGCTAGTGCATCCGCTGAACATGGAGTTGTATGCGCTTATCTCAACTGTTTCTGCCGGAAGTATTGGAGTCTTCTTCAGACTTGTGCATCCTGCGAACATATTCTGATAGCAAGATGCGGTAGTCGTCATCGACATGGCAGACTGCACGTTTACAAGGTTTGAGCAGTTCATGAACATTCCGTCGTACAGGTATATCCCAACCAGGTTTGTTGGGATTTCAGGTGCAGTTGTCAGTGACGTGCAGTTTGAGAACATTTGACAGTATCCTGATGCCCCGGTGGATGTTATTCCGTTTATTTTAGGTGCGTGCATAAGTCCTGAGCAGTTTGAGAACATATACTGGCATGAACTCGGTCCAATATTCTCAGCCGCGATTACCGGGCCTCGCTTTATGGTTTTGCATGTAGAGAACATGCTATGATAAGCAGTGCTAGGAAGTGTCTTCGCCGGAAGTACTTTCGGTGTTGTCTCAAGATTCTGGCATTGTCCGAATAGTTGTCTATAACAATTGGAGGTCAATGCTGTTGCCGGGAGGTAGAAGTTGTCCGACCTTGTCAATGCTGAATTGGCGTTAAGCAGCGAATAGAACATATTGTTACATCCTTCCGGGAATTCAAGCTTTCCGATGAAGTCGTCCCCGTAGACAAGGGACATTATATTTCCTTCAACGTCTGTTTTCCCTGAGATGTAGAATTTACCGATACCTCTTGTTGTTGGCCTGCACTCTCCCTTCATAAGAATCCTTGTCTTTGCTGGAATAGGGCCTGTAATGACATTTGACTCAAGCTCTGACCATGTATCGCCGTCATCGGTTGAATAGCTGATAATATTCGTTCCAGTTGTTGCCGAGAACTTGAAATATGTCTCTTCATAGGTGAAGAATGACATATAGTCATTCGAAAAGTCATGTGGAATTGGGTTCATGTATACAGCCCCGTCATCTTCGCTAGTGCAGACGTTTGGCACAATATACTCATCGGGATTGCCAACAAATTCCTGATATTTTTCGTAGTTTTCAAAACGTCTTAGATATTTTGACATATTTGG